CTCTGCCTGTGGCTAAGAGTTCATCATATACATCAAGCAGGTCAAGCATCGCCAAGGCGAAAGCCTCTTTGATTTTCATTAGTTCTTCTCTTGTTCTCATTTACTTGCTCCTATCTTAGCGAAGGCACAGGTTTGGCATAGATAGTAGTCCCAATCGTTGCGGTCATTTTCTGGGACTACCAGAAGAACTTCGCATTTTTGGCACTGGGTTTTGAAGTAAGTCTTATCAGTCTGCTGTGTCACTGTAGTCTCCTATGTGTTCGTTGACTCGTTCTTCTCCCCACATTTTTTGCCAGCATTCGGGGTGAACACCACTAATTATCTGCTCTCTGTATGGTGCTGTCAAGGATTGAAATGCCCTGCCTACGTATTCGCCACGTAGATAGGTGAATAATTCTGATTCCTCTACCATCAAAGAACCTACCTTGAAGCAGACTGGGCAGCGCTTGGTCATATACATTGTCTTCTTCATCGGTGTGTTTTCTCTATTTTTAACAGCCTAACTACATCTCTGTAGTGGCGCTCCCAGTTATATGCTGACTTAATTAGTAACACAATTGTTATCATCTGTGCGACTAGTGCTATACAGATGGCTATCATAGTTCCTACATCTAGATACATATTCTGAACCTTGTTCCTTTCCTGCGGATTACCGCTGGGGCTGACGAAAAAAAATAAAGTGGGGTAGCCGAGCCAACGCCCGACTACCCCTGATAAGAGTTACTTGACTAACTCAAGAGCGGTAACGATTTGGTTGTCGTACCACTTGGTTTGACCAGCATTCTCACGAACTGTAGTTGTGAGGTAACCTGATAGGTTAACTGCGAACTCGGCATTGTCTGCTATAAGCGGACGTAACTGAGCGATGATGCTTGGGTCTTGAATCGTAACCTGACGGCTAGCGATGAAGCGTGAGCGGATAGAACCATCTGGTAGGTATTCTACCTGACGGGATTGGACGATACCTTTGACTACATTGCCATAGTCTCTGATTGACTTAAGCAATGCGTTGTTGAAGGTAAATGAGTTAACTGTGTTCACTTTCGGTCTCCTTTGTTGGGGGCGTATCCCCCGTCACCTTGACGGGGGTAGCCCTTGGTTAGATTTAGTTACAATTAGGACAGTGTGTAGCCTTGTTATATACAAGATGGCAAGTCTCGCATATAGTTTCATTGGCTGTAACAGTGAGACTTGTCTCAATGTCATACAGCCTGTCAGCGATACTGCTGACTGCTTCTGTGAACTCATATCGTTCCCAGATAAGAGTTCCGTCTGGTAGTACGGCTGGTTTAGGCAATCTAGTGATTGCGCCAACCCAGTCGTGACCACTCACTTCTGGAGTGGTCTGGGACCAAACGAACTTGTATTGAAGATTGCCGTCATCAACAATTTGATGGGCAATATCAATATCACGACTGTCCTTCAATTCAAGGCAGTCGGGACATAGTTCGGTTAGGGCTTGGCATTGATAGCACATATTTGTGATTGAGATGCCATTGCTTTCTGTATACATACTTTCCTTTCTGTCTACCAACTTGGTAGAACGCGGACAGCAGTATCGCCCTGTCACTCTTGCCCTGTCTGCCGAAAAGGCAGACGTCTAGGGCGACAATCGCGTTAAGCGATTTGACAGGAAGCGATACAATGGTAGCGCCGTAGGAGGACGAGCCTGAGAACGGCTAGCGTGGCGCAGACACGCTTGACGGTCTGGCGAGAGCCGAGCCCTTTGGGCGAGTAAAGCCGAGTATGGCGAGATATCGTGACGAGGCCGATAGCGCCGAGGAACGAAGAACGACAGACGAGATGCGTGGAACGCATCGGGCGATAGCGGTCCGACGCTTAAAGCGAACACGATAGCCTAGCAAAGGCTAGCGTGAAGCGGTGCGTCCAGCATTAGCGACCGCCAGCCACTGATGCTTTGGCTTTTAGTTTTTGTTTTTATAAGCCCGAGCCCCAGTATCTGTATTATTATGGGCGAGGGAGACTGTCTCCTGTTACACGCATCGCTGTACAGGACAGACGACAGTCTAAATTAACAGGAAGGGGTCTTTATGACCCCAGACTGTTTAATTTTGGTAGTCTGTATTGTAGGTAACTACAACAAAGATTTTCCCGTACAAAGCCTATGCCCCTATTTCTGTCCTATTATGTCCTAGTTTGGTATAGTTCTAAATATAACTTATATAACAATTTAATAACAAACCGTTCGGTTTGGCTGTTTGAACGGATTAATACTATATAGGGGCACAAAGTGCCCACAGACAGTAGCAAAGTCTTTCGGACTTTGCGTACAGACTGTAATTACTATCTGTTACTAACTGTCTATATAGTTTTAAGATGGGACAGGTCTGTGACTTTTCAGAAGGGTACTAAGAACCCTAGAACCGAAGCGATGGCGGGAGCAAAGGCTAAAGTAATAGCCCTTGTCTCTGAGGGTTGGGCACCCCACAAAGCGATGGCTGAGGTGGGTAAGCAACCCGACACCATTCGTATTTGGTGTATGAGGGATTCTAAGTTTGCCTCTGACCTAGCCCAAGCCAAAGAAGATTCTAAAGAACGGTCATTGACCGCTTTGGGTATATCCAGGGATGAGATTAAGTTTCCTGAGTTTTCAGAAATGTTTTTGGACCAAAAAGTTTTTCCACATCATCAAGATTGGATTGACTTGCTAGAGGGGCAGGAGCCATCTTGGCTTCATAACAATATGATTTATGAGAAGGGCGACCCAAATCGCCTTCTTGTGAACGTGCCACCTGAGCACGCTAAGTCCACCGTGATTACGGTGAACTACTCTACATATCGCATTGCGCTAAATCCTAATGTCAGAATCATCGTAGTTTCTAAGACGTTGGTCAAAGCACGGGAATTCGTGTACGCAATCAAACAAAGGTTAAGCCACCCACGCTGGTTGAAGTTGCAAACAACTTTTGGACCAGAGGGGGGATGGAAGGAAGATTCCGATACCTGGCGTGTTGATACCGTCTATTTAGGTAGCGATGCTCGTAATTCATCCGAGAAAGACCCGACTATTCAGGCACTCGGTATGGGCGGTCAAATTTACGGTGCCCGTGCCGACCTAATTATTTTGGACGACTGTATTACAACTGCTAATGCTCACGAGTACGAGAAGCAGATTAACTGGTTACAAAAAGAAGTAATTACCCGTTTGGGTAAAAATGGTAAGTTGTTAGTGGTAGGGACAAGAATTGCGCCGACTGATTTCTATAAAGAACTCCGTGACCCGAAGCATTGGTCTGGGGGTAGGTCACCTTTTACTTATATGGGTATGCCTGCTGTATTACAGTATGCGGAAAAAACAAAAGATTGGGTTACGCTTTGGCCGAAGTCGGACTCTCCGTGGGATGGCGATGATGAGACACCTGACGAAGAAGGACTCTACTCTAAGTGGGACGGACCAACACTAGCACGGCGCCGAGGCGAAGTAACTCCCTCTACTTGGGCGCTGGTCTATCAGCAGGAAGATGTAACAGAAGATTCCATTTTTCCCGCTGAACTTGTTCAGGGTTCTATTAATGGGATGAGAAAGCGTGGTCCTTTGAGACCAGGCTCTGCTGGACATCCAAGTCAAGTAGAAGGATATACTGTTGTAGGATTTGACCCTGCAATGGGTGCAGGTCGTGCAGCGTTTGTGGCTACAACATATAACCGACACGATGGAAAAATTTATGTGTTGGACTGTATGGATATGGCAGAACCTACACCACAAAAGATTAGGCAAGCAATTGAGGATTTTGTTCAAAGGTATAAACCGCAAGAACTCAGAGTTGAAATCAACGCACACCAAAAAGCCTACGCCCTTGACACAGACTTACAACAATGGCTGGCAACTCACGGCGTTCGCCTCAATGCTCACTTCACTGGAAAAAACAAATGGGACACAAGTTTTGGTGTCGCTTCTATGTCCACATTGTTTGGAAGTAGCGCCAATGGTAAACACCAAAAGAACAACCTTATTGAGTTACCAAGCACTGAAGGTTCTGAAGGACTTAAGGCTTTAGTACAACAACTATTAACTTGGAAACCACAGACCAGAGGCAAGACTGACTGCGTTATGGCACTTTGGTTTGCTGTAATTAGATGCCGTGAATTTATGCAACAAAACTCCTACGTTCAAAAGTACGCTCATAATAGATGGGCTACTAGGGCTCAGGCGTCAAAAAGACATTCAATAAATTTAGATGATGCGATTGCAGAGCAATGGCAACAAACCTATGGTTAGGAAGTAAATGCTCTCTATAGAACAAATCTCAGCCCGCGTAGAAAATCTACGTGAACGTGCTAGTGAACGAGACTCACGTCAACAAGATGTACTTGCTGTTCGTAAAGGACAGATTGCAACTGTATATCCAGACTTCTTTCCAGAAGGTATAGATGCTAACGTAGTTGCGAACTTTATTGACATTGTTGCCCGTGACCTATCAGAGGTAATGGCACCATTGCCATCAGTAAACTGTTCTGCAGCAAATCAGGCTAATGACCGTGCCCGTAAGTTTGCTGACACACGTACTCGTATTGCAACAAATTATTTTGCTAATTCAGATTTACAAGTTCAGATGTATACAGGTGCAGACCTATACATCACATTTGGTTTCGTCCCTTTCATTATTGAATTAGACGAAGAAGCAGGGCTACCACGCATCAGAATAGAAAACCCAGTGGGCGCTTACCCAGAGTTTGACCGCTATGGGCGTTGTATTGCCTTCGCTAAACGCTACTATATGGCAGCAGGAGAACTAGCATCACAGTTCCCTGAGTATGCAAATATCTTACTTGGTAAACAATTATACAAGTCAGATATGAATTACCAGTTAGAAGTTATTCGTTACTATGACGACCAACAATCTATACTGTATGTACCAGAACGCAATAACTTAGTTTTATCAAAGGCTAAAAATCCTATTGGTAAAATGATGGTTGTAGTAGCACGTCGTCCATCCGTGGATGGCGAAATGCGTGGACAGTTTGATGATGTACTAGGTATCCAACTACTTCGTAATAGGTTCGCATTACTAGCGATGGAAGCAGCCGAGAAATCTGTACAA